TTAGTTAAACGTAATTACGCGTAAAGAACCATTAGACCATACCGCAAGAGCGCTTGACGATACCCAGTAAGATTCACCTTGAGAAACTTCTGCGATCTTGTCTGAGTTAGGGCAAGAACTACTTGAGTAGATGTTGAAGTTAGTGTTACTTGCTTTCACGTAGTCTGATGTTCCAGCGATGAGAGTGCAAGAACTTGCTGCGTAAGAAACAATTGTAGCTCCTGAACTTCCTGCAGGACCTTGGATTCCTTGTGGACCTTGAGAACCTACTGGACCAGTTGGACCTGGGAGTCCCGGTGAACCGTCGCTACCTGCTTCACCTTGAGGACCAATATCTCCTTGTGGACCTTGCTCACCGATAAGTCCATCTTGACCATTTAATCCGTTTGAACCATTGCATACAACCAAACTGTTAAGATATACATCACCTTCGCTTGCTGTTAAAGAGTCATCAGTATCTAGATACATATCAAGACGCGAACCAGAGTTAGCACACTCTAAACTTGACGCTTCTTGATATACGCTTACGATCGAGTGACCGTTTGATCCGTTGTTTCCATCGTGCGCAGTAACGGTAGCTTCTACTGATCTATCCTTAGAGCACGCAGCTGCTAAGATAGTTAATGATACGAATAATAATTTCTTCATCTTTTCTCCCTTTAATACAGTTAGTTGTAAGACATTCACTTCTCTAACACTTTAACATACGTTAATGAGATTTAGAATTAAATAATTTAATAGTGTATTGAATTGAGAAAGTATACTTATATATGTACTTTTTATCGTTAAAAGTATATTTATATATGTACAAATTATCATTATAGTGATGATAAGTTTTGTTGACTGTTCAGTGATTTCAGATATTTAGATGATTTAACATGTTAGAATATAGAATTATTTGTCTAAAAAACTACTTATTGATCTTCTAAGTTCCATGTTATAAGTTTTAGCACAAGATGTATCGCAATAATGCAGTTCACGTTTCTTACCTTTAATTCTAATCGCAGATCTTGGTTCAGTGATTATAAGTCTACAACCGTCGCATATGGTATAAAATAATTTCTTCATATGATTCTTTCTACCCTTTCGGGTCCTCTTCCAGGTGGTTCGCTAGTTCCACTGTCCTATCTCCGCTTTCGCTATAGACTACTCTCGGAGAAACAAATTTCAGACAACCGACGGTAATTACCAAATAGTCAGTATGTGTTCTATATCTAGGTGAGCATGCACTCTCACATCTTCTTGCTTACGAAGCAAGGCTTTGCTTAAGCTACTAGAAGCTTTCACACTGGCTGAAAGAGGAATTTTAATTATACTTAATCTTTGAATACTTTGTCAAGGTTAGCTAGAATCAAACTCATGGCTATAAAAGCAACGCCAAACGTCATAACGCAAATTGCTATGATCTTAAGATATTTCTCAACGGATTCAAGAATCTTCATATACATCCGATCTATGAGCTAGATAATCGAACTCTTGTGTTGAGGTTAGTTCTTTTACTCTGTTCTTCTCAAGATAAGAAGTTATATGAACTCTAACCATATCGTCAAAACTTAGATCTTCAACATATTTTCCATATCGAATCTCTGCTCCGGCTACCTTTAAGATAATATTTATACCTTGAGTCATACTTTACTTCGTCTTTCCTTAGCTTTTATGACTCTAGTTTCTCTTGCTTTAGCTCTTCTTTGTAGTGCTTCTGTAACTTTTGTGTCTTTAGCTGTATCTTCATCCCATTGGTTAAAAGAACAACCGCCAATGTATATGGACATTATAGCTTGACAAGTCTCTTCATCTAATCGTGGTGGTTTCATACCTACAGACTCTATGATTCTAAGCATATACTCACATTGTTGTTCCCATAGGTCGTATGAACCATGAGTTTCAACTAGTGTTTTAATCATCTCTGAACGTTTCATATATTCTCTTGGTAATTGCATTTAGTGCAGTACTTATACTTCTGAGTGAAACCTATGTAGTCGACCATATTGTGGGAACACCGTTGGGTTGTATCTACCGATATACCGTCAGGAAAATTAAATAAATAATAGCCGCTACCCTCAACTGGTAAACTATGTATCATCTCGTCACTCCAATCAAAAATAGGTACAGACCAATCTAACTCGTTGTCGTCTATCATAAGATCCTTAAATTTACCCATAAAATTAACTATTACCTTTAAACATAAAATTATACATTTTTTCTACATGATTTTTAAAATCTTGTTCAGATAACATATATTTTGATCTATTGCAATTACTACAACATGATTTACAATTATCTAACGTGTAATCTACGTTATTGTCAATCCTATCTACACCAGTATATGTATATTCAGACCTTAAATTATGCGCGATTTTGTGTACTTGCGATGGTGGAGAACCACAATAAGAACAATTTAATTGTGTAAATTTTAAGAATTGTTCTGCGGTTAACGCAAATATTCTACCTCTTTTTTTAGCTCCCATTTTATAAGCATTTAGCAAACTATTAAACGCCGCAACTCCTGGTGGCAATTTTTTTTTAAATTTATATTTATTTAATACTGATAGTTTGTAACATCCACAACTTATAGCTTCTTTATTAATCAACTGCGTTTTTCTGAAAGATTTTATGTTATTACATAATAAACATTTGCACCACCAATATGGGTGACGATTTTTACCTAATCTATCAAAACTTATTACAACTAGATTACTAAAAATTTTACCTTCTAAATTAATCATTTTTTACTTCTTTAATCATTTTCTTCATAAAATAACAATAAATTCTAGCCGTTGAATACGCATCAGTTACGGCGTCATGACCTCTACCTCTAAAACCAATACCTACTCTGTTACAAGCTTTCTCTAGTCCACATCTAGCTTTAATTCCTACTAGAGGTGCATACGCTTGGAACAAAGTCTTAACATTCATCTCGTTCCGTCCTAGAGTCTCTCGACCAACTTCTTTCTGCAGTGCTCTTAGATCTCCACCGCCCCACGTTACTGGTTGACGGAAACACTTGTACTTGCCTATTATCTCTAGTAACTCGTTGTAAGCTGTTTGTATATCAGTTCCACCATCAACATCCGCTTGAGTGATTCTAGTAAGTTTCTTTATGAAAGTTGATAAAGGAACTCCGATGTTTATGTACCATGACTTATACTCTAGAACCTCTTCCGTCAAAACATTGAAGAACACTACACCGATCTGAATGATCTTCTCTTCATCCAGCATAGAGTCCGGAGTCTGAGGGTTAGTCTTCGGTTGTTCGAGCTCAAGGTCGAGCGCGTAGCGTACAATATGTTTAGTCATAAGTTCCACAACTTATTCTGTTCATTCGTTATTCGTTCAAGGATATCTGTTGATTCTGTGTAAAATTCGTTGTTCCAATAACGCGTTCCTAATGTTTCGTCGTAATTGGTACTTATTAGTTCGATACCTACTAGAAGTTGGTTAAAACGAAAGTCAGGATATCTCTCAACAACTTGAGATAACACTTTTAGTATCTCTCTATTAGCTTCTAGTCGTGTCATCTTCGGTGGTCTTTCTTCTTTGGTTTCTTTGTCCCGTGTTTCTTGTAGTTCTTCTTGTTCTCACCCTTGTTAGGTCTACAGAACGAGCAGTTTAGGTTAAAACGATGTTTTCGGTCATCAACGGTGGAATTAGTATTTTTTTCAATCTTTGGTAGTTTGATTTTCTTATCTGAGGACATTCGGTAACTCCTTAACTTAAGTCTTAATCGCGACCACAAAATCTTTGTTAATACGCTAAGATAATTCGTAAGACCTATGTTCTCAAGAGCTATTATCTTTCGTCTATTTCTCCAGAAGTATTTAACATCTATCCATGATTCAATCTCTGGATCGAAATCAATCTTTGTGGATTCCTCATCTTCGTTATGGAATGTCATGACACCCCAACCGTAGCCGAACCAATTACCGTAAACCTGATCTTGGAATGACTTCAACTTTGCCATAAAGACTAAACTATCACCATGTTATCCACAAGTACACATCTTTTTAGCCACTGATCTCTAGATCAATCCTATTAGGTTTACCTCAAAATTAAGCATTCCTAATATAGTTTAGATATAATCAACCTATGAGTAAGAAAGTAATCTGGCCAGAACCTAAGGTACATAATCCGTTACGACGACCTGGAACTTATGGTTCATTCCGAGAGATGCTTCAGAAGACGGAAGGTATCCGCCAAGAGCAACAACAAGCGATAGATTACCTACAGAAGGCGATGCCTGCGATGGTTAAACTACTTGAGGTTAGGATCCAGAACAACTGGCCACTTCAGGTCATGAGACCATTAAGGTATAGAACGTCTGAACTTATGAGTAAGTCTGATGGTAATGACGGTTTCTACTCGAACGGTAAGAGTGCCGGTAGTGACAAGTTCGTTGATATCGTGAAGACGATAATGCCAGGTACCAAGCTGATGCTTAAGTCCATAGATCCTACGATGTGTGAGTTTATCTTTGTGGATGGGATGGATCAAGAACATGCAATATCGTTTGAGGATAGGAATCAATTATTGACACAAACGGATTTGTTTGAATGTACTCGAGCGTATTTTGAACAGATAGAAAAGGAGACTAAATAACATGTCAGATCCGAAATTTATGTATAAGTCAGAGGGCAGACCTTACACCGAAGATATAAATGATTTGGTAGAAGAGATGGAAAAAGGTAGAGGTCCAGATAAGCAGAAACGCAAACGTAAAGGAAACTTATCTGTTGATAACAGTACACCTACTGGAAAAGAACATAAGACAGAAACAGATAATAATTTTTCTTCAGTTCCAAGACACATAGCTAGAGAGATGGAAACAGCTTTAAGTAGAGTTGATTCAAAGAAATTTAAAAAATCAACCGAAGAAGAACTTATAGATAAATTAGAGAAAGGTGGTCCTGGTTCAGGAGTAAGAGGACATACAACAGCTAAAAAACCTTCAGAGTTAAAATCTAAAAGTAAAGTCGACCCTTTGAAAATTGCTAATGCTGTAGAACAATCTGGAGCTGGATTCTTTAACAGAGTTGGTAACGACATGATTATTTATGTTAGAGAAGCTCACGGTAACGACCATAATCAATGGGGAAACGCTAGGAAAATTCAAGATTCGTTAGGTAGCAGAGCTGGGGAGATAGTTCCTGACCCACAAAGTGGTCATCTGTATATAAAAGTTAAAGACGTTTACAATAAATAAAAAGCACCACATAGAGTGTGGTTTAGGAGAATAGCATGAGTCAAATACTCACTGGCAGTAAGGCCAGTTTAAAGATTAACGGTACAAAAGTAGCGTTTGTAGCAAGTATAAGTATCACAGAAGAAAATACTTTAACACCCGTAGATGTGTTAGATCAATTACAAGTAGCTGAGTTAGCGGAAACTGCACATAAGGTTTCTTTCGATTGCAATATTTTTAAGATTGACGGGAACGCAACCGCACAATTAGGAATCGCACCAAATGATATTAGAGCGATCCTCAGTCAAGGTAGCTTGACGATGGAGTTGTATAATTCGGTAGATGATCGAGTAGAATACACAATATCTGGGGTTAAATGGGCTGGAGGAAACGGAACTGTTGATGCTCGTGGTGTTTGGTCAGGAACATGGCATTTCCAAGGTGTAATTGGCAGAGGGATGTAATATAATTTTTATTATTCTTCGTTCGTAAAGGACACTTTTTTGTGTCCTTTATTTTTTTCTAATTCTTCTAAAACTGTCACCTGAAACTTCTTACCCTCATAGTCATAGAACTGAAACTCGTTTCCACCCATCATCTCTAAGCCGTGAACTTCCATCCCTACCCCAGGTGATTCACACTTCTCATCAGCGCCGTAGAACACATAGAATCGGTCTTCCTCATGGGTCATCTCGTTAGGTAGTCTATCACACGTTCCCTTAACGATTGACTTCCCAGTTCTTGACGTTATGTGGTTGCCGTTCAGTTTCTCTAGTCTAACGTGATAGGTTCTCATCACTCTATCCCCTTCGCTTCCTTCATGTCCTTGAACTTATCATCAACGATCTTACTATCCTGCATTCGCACAACCAACTCCATCAACGCTAACTCCCGTGGTGGTATTGTCTTCCTACGGTACTCAACTATATACGCCATTGCACCTTGTTGAAAGTATCTCAACTCCCGCTTGATCTCTGCAACTAGGTAGTCTACCGACAACATACTATCTCCTACGACCAGTTGTCTTAGATTTCAACCAAGTTATAAGAACTAGAAAAGCGATAATGACTACGTTTGTGATCATTGCCCAATCCTTAACATAGCCATAACTAACTCACCCATACAGTAGCAAGCCGCAATCGCAAGTGCTACTAGTGTAGCAATAAATAGATTATTTTTCATACAACTCCTCCAACAATCAGACTAAATAAGAATGCACTTCCAACGATCAACATACCGAAGAACCCTATCAAACTTAATAGTCTAACATAGATCAATGTTCGTCTTAGCATTCTAACTTTTTTCATATCTAGTTCCTTCTGTACATAGTCATCAGATTACCATCAGCGGTAAACTCAGCTACGTTCATGTCGCTAGAGTGCATCTCCTCTAGCGCATAGATAAGATGTGATTTTTTCACACCTAAGGAACACGCCTTCTTAGCGATGCTCATGAGTGTACCTTCGTATGCGTTGCGCATAGAATGGATCTCGTATAGATCATCACCCTGTTTCCACTTTAGGAGATAAGCTCCTCGAACTGTAGTGTGAAAGTTATTCATAGTCTCTCCATTCACCATTATCACATGGGAGGAAGTAAGTAAAGATAACGATACCAATTACACATGATATAGCTAGTATAGCATTACTCATCTTTAATACCTTTATTAAGTTCGTCTATTAATTTATCTGCTATTTCTACAGCAAGTTCACTTTTATCAACTGTAATAATTCTTTCTAAAGAACACAAACCTTGTAGCACCATTGCAGCAAAGTACTCTCTTTTAGTTAGAGTGTTAGTTTTACCGAAACTACCTTCTTGGAAAGCATTGTCATCTGGATTTGTCTTCATCTTAATCTCCTATCATAGAATCTATTTATCTTGTCTAACATCTTCTTTCGTCTAACTGGATCCTTACATATGTTATGTATCAACTTTAGCGCTACTAGACTTCCACCTGGAACAACCATCAATAACGTCCATAACAAAATATATTTAATTCTCTTGTTCACGCAACATCCCTTAATACTATAGTTTCTTCGGAACAAGCTACTAGTCGCTCTAAACTTAACAATACACCGTCACGCTTGAAGAACCAGTCGGTGAATCCTACGATGTCCTCGTCACTGGTAAGTGTATAGAATCTACCGCTAGTCAAGTAAACGTTGCAGTATCCTTCTTTGATGTTCATATAAATCTGATCGATCATTTTGATCTCCCTATACATTCTAAACCATTTTTTGCATTGTACACATCTAATAAGAACTTACCTGTAAATATTGCCGTAGCTTGAGACGTTCCAGACATCTTATATTTTCCAGCTAGAACGTCTTCACCCATCTCGTATTGATACACTTGATCACCATAGTTTGAGAATTCAGATAACTTACCGTCTGGATCCGTTGATCCAATAACATATATCCTGTGATCGTAAGAAGCTGGATAGTAAGGTTTATATTTAAGATTACTACGTTCATTTCCAGCCGCAGCTACTATTTTAATCCCTAAGTTTAACGCTCTCTCTATCGCGGTTCTTTCTTCACTTGAGAAATCAGTACCGCCACCGGATATATTGATGACATCGACTTTCAACTTAGTTGCATACTTTATAGCAGCTATCATGCGTTCTAAATTGTGAGACCCATTATTTAATGGATCGTAGAATTTCAATATGACGAGACAATAACGACCTTTTATTAAAGCATTAGAATTATCCTTTATAAGATTCGCTATATTAGTTCCATGCCCGTGATGATCTACGAATGGTAGACCATCACTTACGAAACTCTTGTGACCTTCTTTGCATAAAGGAACTTTACCATCAATAGAGTTCAATCCTGTGTCAATAACTGCTACTCTAATATTCTTAGCTTGACAATTTATAGTTATAAATAGTATAAGTAGTACGGTTTTCATGAAACCTTCTGATCTGAGTTCAACCATAATTGGTGGAACTCTTCTTCAGTTATGAACTGACAGTAGCCATTGGATATCTTAGCAAACTGACTTTCTTTCATACGAAGTCTTCCATAGTCACGATCTACTTCTTGGATCTGCGCGATCTTTGTCTCTTGTCTTCCAATAACGTTCTGAACACGCACTTCGTAAGCATGCGATATCTCAGAATTACTTTTATTAACAGCTTTAACTAAGCCAACTAATGTGTAACCAAGAAATTTGTTCATAACTTTTCCTCACTTTGAGATTACTTTATTGTAATCTTATATACTTATCGGCATAACTAGAAAAAAGTTTAGTTATATTTTAAAGAACAAAGCACGATCCATGTGCTTTTTTGAGACTGTATGATTATTAGGCAACTTTCTTAAAACAAGTTGCTGGATATATTGACTTGGAATTTTCCAACTTAACATAAGAGCAAAACTTGGCATGATTCTTGACTTGAGCCACTTTATAAGTTTTGTTGAACTTAAGTGTCTCGTTTGTAGTCAACAAGAAAGATCCAGCATCAAGTTGTACTAGATCACCAACCTTAAATTGTAGTTTCGACATATTGTCACCTCGTTTTGATACAAAGCTTTATTACTTTGTATAACTATATATCGGTATCTTCCAATAAAAACTTTAGTTATTTTATTGCCTTATGTTGATACACTTTTCTAGCCATACCTAAATATGATATAATTATCGGTAGAGTACTATATATTAAGATTGGAGATAAAGATGAATAAGATCAATGATTTATACAGCGATCTTCCCGCAATGGAGAAGACTTTTATCGTTGACGTAACTGGAAATTTCTCAAAGAAAAGACACGTAGGCGAGTTCACTTGCCGTATTCCGGGAATCAAAGAACAGTGTCTCATAAATAAGCACAAAGCATACTTAAACGGCGATCAACCAGATCAATTAGATATCGGGACACTTAAGATTCATCACATGATCTCTTACTTGAGATACACGATCACCGAATCACCTAAATTTTGGAAAGAGAGTGATCTTGGTTATGGACTATTTGATAGCAATATCATAGAAGACGTTTATAACAAAGTACTCGATCACGAGAATAACTGGTTAAAGAGTGTTTGGGGTGATAACGCAATAGAAGGAACTGATGGAAAAGAAACCGAAAGTTCAAAAACCTAAACAAGACCAATTCTATACGTTGAAATATAAAGGTTATTGCAGAAGTCAGACACCACCAGATAGAGATATGCAATTAGACGACTTCGTTAGATTCGCTAAGAACTTCTTGTGTGTTGCGACTGGTACTCTATGGAAAGACCCAATTTGGGATACTTATACGACAGAAGAGATATTGATCGAATATTATAGTCATCTATATTCTAAAGATGAAAAATTTAAGAAAGAATTTGAGACGGCATTGAATATGACTGATGATACGTACGCTTGGTTAGACAAGATGGTAGACAAGAATCAGAAAGAGATGGGAACAAAAAAAGAAGAGTTACCGGAACGAGTTGAATACTCACCGGTTGATACTCTGGGTGAGTAACATAAATGGCAAATAATTCAATCCGCGTTTCGGCTGACACGAGCGAGTTCAAGAAGTCTATACTAGATCTAAGCCGTAGTCTAAAATCTTTATCTTCAAGTAAATTATCTTTAATTAGTGCCGATGACAAAAAATTTTTTAAAACAGAATTCAAGAAAGAACTTGGTCTCATGAAAGATCGTCTCATTGCTAATCGTAATGAGATTAAGAAGATGGTTGACGAACAGAAGAAGTTAACTCGCGGAACTGCAGAAGAACTAGAACAACGTAAAAAAATTCTAGACGCTTATAAAACACAAACTAAATTATCTAAAGAATATGGTGATCTAAATAAAGCTACTACTGGTAACGCGGGTGGTTTTGGCGGTATGTTAAAGGGCGGATTAGCAGGTCTTGCGGCCGCTACTATAGGTTATGGTCTTACTAGATCAGTACAAGCCGCAGGTCAATATAACTCCGGTGTGGGAAATCGTGTTAGATTGAAAGGATTAGGAGTTAACACCGAGAATTTTGGAACTGCTGGTCAACAAGCTGGAGCCGGTTTATCAGAACAAGAAGTTATAGATAGAGTCGTGAAAGCTACTGCTGTATTAGGTAGACACGGAAGTAACGTAGAGAATGAAATTCAGAAAGCTATGTTTGAGAGATCATTTGGTCTTCAAGGTGGAACTATGACTAACGTGTCAGGTGCACTTAGAGCCAATTTTGGTGGTAAAGGCGCAAATGACGCTCAGATGAAACTGCAAGCTACTATATTAGCTTCTGGTATCGAAGATGCGTTAGGACCTTATCTCGATACTATGACAAATCTTTTAAATTCGATCAATGAAAATGGCATGACTGATACTTCACAGATAACTGATATGATGGCTAGAATAGTAGCCGAGGGTTCAAGAACTCCAGAACAAGTTTCAAAACTATTTCAAGGTTTAAATGAAGGTATAAAAAACTCTTCAGGTGAACAAAATGCCTTCATGCAAACTGCTTTTGCAAGAGCTGGAATAGGCGGCGGTACGCTTGGCGGTACTGATTTTGCTTTAAGAAGCGGCGGTTTATTTGGTTTAAATTCTAAAGATTTGTTAAATAAAGGATACAATCCACAATTAGTCGAAAACTACGGAAAACAAGGTATAACTGATAATTTCTCCGGAAGAAGTTCCGCATTTCTGAATCAAATAAAAAGATCAGCAGGTGTAGGTATGAACCAAAATTTAAGTGGTATTACGAATACAAACACTGCAGAAAGCGTTGGTAGATTAACTGGATCCGCATTTGGTATAAAAGATCCTCAACAAGCTTTTGAAGCTGCTCTAATGTTAGAAAAAGTTAAAAAAGGTACGATGACTGAGAAAGACTTTAATAAAAAACTTCAAGATATGCAAAAAGATCCTCAACTTCAACGTCTAGACAAGATTAATGATAGTCTAGCGGGTCAAACAGACGTGTTAAACAAGATGTTAGAGAATCAGATGGAAGCTTTAGGTAAGACAACTATTAAAACTAAGAACGTATTAACTAACGCAGACATAGCAGGTGTTCAAGCCACCAACACAAATATGCAAGCATTAGATAAAGCTGGAATGAACAAAGCGGGCATGGGCATAACAAACGGAGCTAATTATCTATTTGGCGGCGGTTTAGGCGCATCCACATATGACGCATACTCTTCAGCTAAAGGATTTATAAGCAATTTATTCTCTGGTAAGAATTCAATGAATAATAGTTCGGGTGGACCTAAAGTAACGGTTAATATTCAAAACAGAATGCCAGATGGTAAAGTTAATAACAAAACCCATAAATAAGGTAATAAATGGCGTTCAACAAGAAATTCAAATTTACTAATACAACTAAGAACATCATTCCCCAATGTAAGATAGTTGTGTATCAATGGAATCATGATCCTCTCTCGTTTAAGACGCCAGATTCTACTTTATCTAAAGCAACTCCTATAGAAGTATCTTCACAACTTCTAAATGTACATTTTAGTAAGAGTATGTCGTCACCAAGTGGTAGTTTTAGTTTTAGTCTTAGCAATAGTTTAGAGTTAGGTTCAAAGGACTGGAAAGACTTCATAAAGAAAGGTTCGTGGTGCGTAATATACATGACTCAGGACGGTGATCTTAATCCTAACCCGAATGTTGGAACTCCTTTTCCTATTAAGAATGCAAGTCAGGGTAAAAAGATTAGATGTATTGGTTATATAGAAAGAGCATCTTATAAATCTACTACGCTTGATACCGGTGCGTTAGACATCGTATTTGAAGTATCTGGTCGTGATTTTGGAATCATATACGAAGATACGTCACTTTGGCAGAACATATTTCATTTTGAACAAATGTTACTACAAAACGTAGAAACATCACAATTAAATGTGACAAGCGCTGTAACTATAGATAAAGCATTAAAACTTATACATGATCTATTCTTCTATCCACTGCATATACACGGTGCGAAAGTTAATAACAATAAGTCTTTACTAGAAATAGCACTTCAATGGTTATTACCTAGAAATATGATTACTGATATAGGTTTTAATAGTAACCAAGTTAAATCTACTCCTTACTGGGGATCTCTACCGGTAACTCATTTCAACGAAACTTTAGCAGGAATAGCAGTAGAAAAACCAACTGATTTCTTATCTGGAAACGCCTGGGAAAAATTAAAAGTTATATCAGTTCCAGAACTCCACGAATTGTTCACTGAATTAGATAGTTCTGGTCTTCCAAAATTAAACTTCAGACCTATACCTTTCGCGATAGACAAGAGTAAGTACACGAGAGTAGGTAGTAAGATAACTTATTATAAAGATTTGCCGTTCATAACGGTTCCCGCAATTGACGTATTTGATGTAGACGTCGGCGAAGATAGTCATAATAGATACAACAGTTTTTTATTGACAACTAGTACAAGTTTACAAAATAACAATAATAATATAACTCCTCTTCAAGGTAGTAGATTTCCTTTGCATATTCAAGATTCCATTAAACGCCATGGATTTAGACCCATGCACGTAACTGTAGCTTCTATAATTCAAAATACAGTTAGAGATAACGGTTTAGCGGATCTTCATCGACTAGTTGAATTTAACGAAGTTATGTATGATTATTGGAACAACGCGGTATTCGCAGAAAGTGGGTCTGTTCAAAAAGTAGGTAGTAATGACGTTAAGATAGGAATGTGTCTTAAGTTTGACGATAGTACTCCTTACGTGAACGGAAAACGTTATTACATAGAAGGTTATACCGATACATTTATGATAGAAGATAAAGGTAGCATGGCTTGGAGTCAAGAAGTGGTACTTACTCGCGGATTTGAAGAACAAGACTTATTAGCTAAATCTGGATTTTTAACTAGAGCTTCTGACTTTGAAGCTTCTGGTGAGTACACTCCAACTAAAGTATCGGATAAGGCATAATCATGGCTAAACCTCGTTTTGATGGATCGTTCCAATCAGCCAATACTCCGACCTACCAAAATGTAGGTAGTTTAAGAGAAGATTATTGTATATACAGATGTTTAGTTATAAAAACTATTTTTACAGATGATCCTGCAAATATATCTCAAGGCGGAACAAATCCAGAAGTATTATACGATTGTGCTATACTAGGTGGTTTCGCAACGGGTCAAGTCATATCTAATTGTAGACTTCTAACTTCTCTTGGTGGTAATTATAATTACTACGAAAGAATTTTAAGATCAACTAATAATAAAGATCTAAGTTCTTCTAGATTAGAAAATTTAGATGGCGATTTAGTATATGTGCAATTCAATCAAGGTAATTCAGGTTTCCCTATAATCATAGGTCTAAGTAACGGTATAAATACTACTTCAAGTAATCCAGGTACTAAGAAATCAGATGGTCCTAGATTAGTACAGCAATACAACGGCGTAAGAGAAGAGATAAATAACAAGGGCGAATTTACCTTTCAACGCAAAGGTGGAACTCTAGATTCCGATGCTGCGAATTTTAATCCTAACGCAACAGCTGAATACACTTACCAAGTTAAAGAGAATGAAGTTACTGTTGAGACTTTTACGTCTGGATTAACTATAACTAAAGACGCAAAGAATCAATTAGTAAATATAAACGTCAACGGAACTGAGCTTATAATTGACGGTAAAACTGGTAAGATAACATTGAGTGGTGCATTCGTAGATCTTGGAGCTTCGGTTACAGATCTTGTGACTAAATTTACAGCTTTAAGTTCACAGTTTAACATGCACTCACACCAGTACATAAACGTAGCAAGCCCAGCAGTTACAAGTCCGCCACTAGCTCCGTTACTTGTCACAACGGGGTCACAGACAGTAAAGGTCGCTGATTAATTATGTCATTTCCAATACTTACTGATCAAGAAAAAAAAGATGTAAATAAAGAGAAAACGACGCAAACTAACTTGAAAGCTACGATGCTTAGTCAAATTCCGGCTAATCAAGCGACGGCTGATCATTATCAATCTGTGGACAACGCTTTTAAAAAATTTTTCAGTTATTATAATCTTGATATTATTGGACAATATGATTCAGAACGAAGATCGATAGATGGTAACTATATAGTAAGTCCAATATCCGAGACCGATATCGTAAATACCGCTCAAGTATTAGCTGATAGAACTACTCCTGTATTACCTTCAACCGATATAGTAAGAGTTCCAGAATTTGATGGTAGTCCTTTAATCATAGATACAAATAATGAACTTCAAAATATTCTGAATCAAGCAGTATACGAAAATACTCTTGTTTCTGGTTATCCGCCCGGAACTTATCCTTCAACATTAAAAACTAATAGCGTAGTTATTCCATCAAGTACAAGTATTGATTTAAAAGATACTGTTACTTTAATAAGTATAGCTATAAATGATGTTTTTGTTTTAAGTACATTAAGTGATTTTGCTATATGCAAAGTAACTTCTGTTACTCCTGGTTCCTTGGTGTCTCCGTATACATCAACAGTAGGAATAACTTTTATAACAGCACCTTCAGTCTCAATACCTTCTGCTACTACTTTACTAGGTTTTAGTGGATTCACAAATTCGGAAAGAATATCAAAGACTGCTTCAGATTCTAACTATCAACCTTTGATGAATCAACTTATACTAAGTTTACAGAATGCTATAAACGCAAGACTTGCTAACCAAGTAACTCAAACTACGGCTTTAAACGCAAATCAAGATCCAGACGCCGTAACTCAGATTGCTACTACTTTGAGTCAAGTTAGTGCTAGTACAACTTCCTTGACTAACTATCTCATAACTACAGATATATCCAATTCTGGTATCGCTTCGTTAGCGGCGGAAAGAGCTACTAGAACCACTCAACTTAATACTAGAGTTACCCAGATAGTTAATAACTATACTAATCAAACTAAGAATTATTATAACGAACGCTATACTTTTGCTAATGACAGAGCTAATACCGCTAGAGGTTCGTTACGGCTTTATTACGCCTCTCTTCAAGCCATAACTACTGCCCAGGGATACGCTACGCAGTCTCAGAACATGATAGATGCTCTTAATAGCATAGCTACCTAACTGATATAATTATAGTTAGATTTATATAGGAGATAGAATAGGTGGCTTCCAGCATAACGGATCTTATAAATAATATCCAGGACTCAATAAGCACCTTGGTAGCGGGCATAACCGGAGCAAATACTGGTGGAGTTCCTAGTTACCACTATAACGATAGTCAATTTAAACAAGTCCAAAGTCAAATAAATCAAGCTAATTGGTCAAAACTTAGTTTTCCTTATACTTTCTCAGTTATAAATTTAACAAAAACTAGTGATAACGGCGGTTTCGGTGACTTTGCTCTACCTATAGCTCCACAAGCTATAAATCAAGGCGAAGAACCAGCTATATCTATAAAAGCAACTCAAGGTGGTACTTCAACAACTCACGCTGGGATGCGTTATAAATCATTGTCGATTCAGGGCACAACTGGTATTGCACCTTTCAGGGGAGACGGCGGAGTCGATGAAAGAACAGGTGAAGCTATATTTCAACCAGCTGCTTTAAAGTATAAATCAGGTTACGAAGTATTTTTACACCTTAGAAACTGGTTCAGAACTTACTACGAATATAAAAAAGTACAAGGTGCAACTGCTTCTGGTTTAAGACTTCTATTTAAGAACTATAAAGATGGCGAATTTTTAATAGTTGAATTATTAAAATTCGAGATGGATAGGAACGCTGCTAAGCCGTTCATGTACGATTACAAGATTGAATTTAAAGTACTCGGTCATTTTCAATTTGCGAATCAAAATAACAACGACAATAATTTTGAGACCGTCATAGAAGATGGTCTAGATAAAATTAATTATGCGCGAGGTGTGTTCTTAAGAAGTGCTGGAATCTTAAGACAGATTGAATCAACTTATGATCACGTGGTTGTACAACCATTGCGACAAACGACACTAGCTGTGAAAGCATTGAATAACGTTCCATTAGTGGCGGCAGACGTTGGATCTAGCATAATTCGTAATACTGTAAGTGAAGCTAACACTTTGGCTATTTGTTTAGGTATTCAATCTCAACAAACAGATAATAAGACGAGCGGAACTTTAGATCCTACAATTGCTGCAATTCCACTTCCGACCGATCTATCTGCGACTGTTACTAATCAAGGAAACTCGATCATCGATACCTTCGGCGAAGGTTTGATGGCATTAGACTTTAGCATATTTCCTGAAGTTACAAGAGACGCTACACTGGAAGAACAAACTAATGCTCAATCATTACCAAGAAGTTTCTACACTGATCTTATAAATAACATAATAAGAGTAAAAAATAACGCAGAAGACTTCTTCAATCTAGGTGATCCAACTTATGACTCCCTTTTCAATAGAACTGCTACGCTATCAGCCGATCCTAATAAAGTTGCAACTAGTGCTGAACTAGACGTTTTAGATGGTTTTAATCAAGCTCTAAACGGTCTATACTTATGGTTAAGTAGTCAAGATCTGTTCAAATCTAGTTTTGATGCTAGGATTCAAGACATGATAAATCGTTTTGACGGTAATATTCAATTATTCTCAAGTCCGGCTGTAAAACAAGTTAGATTCGCTCAAGGGATGACTTTAGAGAGACTAGCTCAACAAGAACTTGGCGATTCTGATCGTTGGGGCGAAATCGTAGAAGTTAATGATTTAAAACCTCCTTTCGTAACCGATGATATCACTGATACTAGATCTAATCTAGTTAAGCCAGGTGATATAATATTAATACCTATCCCTTTACAAAATGGATTTAGTAACGCACCAAAAGGGGCGGAAAATAAGGATACGGTAAATTTAACTGAACTAGAGAAATCTCTAGGAGTCGATTTTAAGTTATCTCCTACGTATGATTTAACTCTTACAAACTCTGGCGATTTAGATTTGATAGCAGGCGTACAAAATTTAGCACAAGCTGTAGTAGTTAAATTATCATACGAACCAGGCGAATTAATAAGACACCCTGAGATTGGCGCTGGAGTAGTTCCAGGTAAAAAATTTCCAGCGATTGAAGATATAAAAGATGGAGTTATAAATACTTTGTTACAAGACACAAGAATTCAAAAAGTAGATAATTTGTCGTTGACACAAGATGGTAGTTCCTTGTTCTTAAATTTTAACTTAAAGATAAAATCAGTTGATGTCCCCGTTCCCATATCTGTGAAAGTAGCGTAAAGGTAACATAAAATGGCAAATTTAGTATTACAATCAGAAAGACAAGTACAAACCGGTTTATTAACTAATTTAATAGCAAGATTAGGATTAAATGATGTAAACGCAGGTTCTGTACTCGATATCTTAACTCAAGCTATTGCGCAACAAGATTTCTCTTTGTACTATCAATTAGCTCAGTTATCTCGTTTAGTCGATATAGATGAATTAACTGGCGACGATTTAGATAATAAAGCTTTTGAATACGGATTAACTAGATTCCAAGCTGTAAGCGCAACTGGAACTATATCTATATTTAGACCTGTTGGATTTACAAAAGTTTCTACAACTTTCTATGCGGGACTTCCTTCTCCTGTCGCCGGTGATACTACAATTAACGTAAATGACGCTTCAAATCTACTTATCGGATCTTCTGGTACTTTGGTATTAGGTAGAGGCACAAATAACGAAGAACAAGTTAATTACGCGATTGCCCCGGTAAATAATATAACTTATTGGACTTTTACACTTACAGCGCCATTAGTAAATGATCATATAGTTCAAGAAACTATCATATTAAAACAAGGTACAGACGAAAGTATATTAGCTGGTACCGTAGTTTCTGTTCCTGCAACGGGCGTAACAAACGAAATACAATTCTCAACACAAACTGATGTAACGTTACTATCGGGTGAAAACGAAGTTGATGACGTAGAAGTTATTGCAACTCAACCCGGAAGTTCTGGTAATATTCCGATCGGTGCTATAAGTGGAACATCCGCCTTTCCTAATCCTCCGTTTCCAGGAGCTCAAGCTAAGAACTTAAGTAAATTTACTTCTGGTCGTGATCTTGAAACTGATGATCAATTGCGCGATCGTATTAAGAATACTATTCAGTCGTTAAGTCGTGGTGTAAAACAAGCTATAAAAAACGCTATTGTGGGTCTTGTTGATCCTGTAACTGCTAAACGCGTTGTTTCTGCGGATATAGTTCTTCCCGTAACTGAAGTAGGACCTGTCAAGATATATATCGATGACGGTACCGGATTTGAACCGTCATTCTTATCAGTCGGATTTGAAATCGTAAAAGATAGCGCAACTGGTGGTGAGACTAGATTACAACTTGACCAATTTCCAGTCGTAAAAGCACAAGTAGAGAGTAACAATTCGGCTCCTTATGATATGTCTTCTGGTTCTTTAACCCTTCAATACTTAGTTGGAACAATCCCTGAAACTATTACTTTTAACCCAGCTGATTTTAGAATTCCAAGTGTGTCTGGTGCAGATGACATAGCAGCCGCTATAAATAATAAAGCTAATTTGATAGAAGCAAGAACGAGCGAAGGTGGAATCAAGATAGTTATTACCGCTAAAAGTGACACAAACGAAGATATACAAGTAACTGGTGGAACTGCTAATGCTATAATAGCTTTTCCTACAGTACAAAAAACAACTTTAAATTTATATAGAGACGATAGTGAGATAACGAAAGACGGCGCAACCGCGATCATTGATTCTGGTAATTTGGCTCCTTATGATCTATTAGCGATCGGGTCTTACCCGCATACCTTAACAATGATTGTTGATAAGAAGACCGCTAATCCACAAACGGCTACGATAAATTTAGCGGATGTTGCGGTTCCAGCTGCAGTTACCGTGCAAGAAATCGCTGATGTAATAAATCGTGACATCGCGGGTCTTACAGCTTTTGGTATAAATAGCAATACTTCTTTAAGACTTCAATCCAACATAAACTTAAGCTCAAAATCAGCGATACACGTAACTGGCGGAAGTGCCAATAACGCAATAAACGGTTTAAACTTTTCTACGGTAGAGGTTATTGGATCTAACGCAGACTATATATTTAATAGAGAATTAGGAATAATTAGTTTAACTGATCCGTTGACTATAGACGAAAGTGTAACAGCTGGTTCTATATTCACTAGAGCTAGATTACGCGCTGCAAACGCAGAATTATACGCTCCTGCTAACGGTACAACTTTAATCATAGTAGTTGACGGTGGTGCGAATCAAACAATAACTTTTGATCCAAGTTTTGCGGGTGGTTTAAGCGCTCAACTTACAGCGGATTTTATAAATGCAACTCTTAAAGGTGCAACAGCTATCGTTAGAGAGATCGGCGGATTTAACTACTTAGAGATTAACACGAATACTTATGATACAAGCGGAAGTCTTGAGATTCTCTCGTCTTCTACCGGAAACTCAGCTTTTGGATTTACTGAAGATACTATAGTTACAAGCGCTAGTCCAAACAAAGCTTATCAAGTATCTGGTACTTCTGAACCTTACATATTCGCTCAAGACGATTCTTTAGTTATAGTAATAGATAATGATATAGTAAATAACACATTTGCAATCGATCTTAGTTATCCAGGTTCTTTAACTCAAGTTACAAGTACTTCGCAATTTAAAGTGTCTCAATTTTCGAACATATTTGTTCAAAGCGGAGTTCTAGACGATTTTTTCGTAGCATTCACATCTGGTGGAAATACAACTTCTGGAACACTTACAACCGTAGCATTATTAGGTGGCGGAGTTGCCAGATACACTTTTAGCGTAGCTCCTGCTGGTTTTGGTACTTATGTTGTAGGAGATCTAGCTAAAGTAACTGGTTTTAACAATTCTGAAAATAACGGTAATTTCGTTATACAAGCTTTAGGCGCAACAACAATTGATGTTATTAATGTTGATGCCATAGCAACTTCTTCTGAAACTGCAACTGGTTTGTTAAGTCAGAAGAGACAAATAAGTAACTATACCGCCGGAACTGGTGATATACAAGTATCTTCTCCTTTTAGTAATTTACCGGTTATAAGTGATAACATGATCGTCATGCCATCAACAGTTGATAATCTAGTATATTTTATGAACAACTTAAAGATATCTTCGTTTAGTTTAAAAGGTATTGCAGAAGGTGTTGATAACGATACTAAATTACAGATATCTTCTAACTCACAAGGATCCGATGGTTATGTCGAGATAACTGGTGGTAAAGCAAACGATAAATTACAGTTCTCAACTAATATATATCGCGGCATTGAAGCTTATAGTTATTGGACTGGCTTATTAGCTTTAGTCCACAAAACTATATATGGCGACGATAAAGATCTTGTTTCATTTCCTGGTTATGGAGCCGCAGGTATTACGTTTCAAGTTCTTGCTCCAACTATACAAAGACTTCATATAACATTAGATATTACGCTTGCAGCTGGTATCTCTATCGCAAGTTTGACTAACGAAATTAAATCTGCAGTTACAGGTTACGTAAATGCTTTAGGTGTAGGCGATGATGTGATCATCGAAGAGATCAGAGCCGCGGTTATTGCAGTTAACGGAGTTATAGACGTTTCTATGTCAGAACCTTTAGCTAACATAGCTATTGCAGATAACGAAATTGCTAGAGTATCTGAATCAGATATCTTAATCGGGTAATCTATGAGTAGCGACGCTTTAAAAAAATATTTAGCTACGATACCTAAAGTATATAACGCTGAATTTAATCCAGTATTAAGTGCTTTGCTGCAAGCTATTGCAGCATCAGACGATGAATTACAACAACAGATTTTTAACGGTAAAGATCAATTATTTGTAAGAACTGCAACTGGTACTAATCTAGACATTATTGGTAATTCATACGGAGTCGATAGACCTCCAACTCTCGGTATGTCGGATAATGATTTCCAAGAACTTATACCTAATTTAAGTTTAAAACCAAAACAAATAAAAAAAGCTTTCTATGATACAGCAGATGTATTTTGGGGACCACTATTTTCAAGAGCGAATATTACCAGTTTAAACGTAGCACCGTTTAATGTGTCTCCTGGTGATATAATCAACATAAGTATAGATAACGCACCTGTTCAAAGTGTAAAAGTTTTAACTGGTGATATAGCAATTTCAGGTTCCGCTACTGCTACTGAGATGGTTAACATACTTAGTAAGATCAAGAATTCAACTACTATCGTATTAACCGATCCTCAATCAGGTTTTGAAAGTTTAAATATAAGAACTAATACTCCTGGATCAGTCGGTAACATAGAATTTTTTAGTTCGACTATGCTATCTCCGACTAAATTAGATTTTCCAGTTGGTTCATTTGATATATTAAATTTAGCTCAAAGAGTATCGATATATAACTTAAATCCAAATGAATTAATAATTGAACTCCCAGCTATAATTCCAGCTTTAAGAAGAACTTTAAAAGGTTCGCATCATTTTCACACAGATTCAACTTTAGCTTCTCCAGTATCACCTGCGGACGGTACATGGGTCGGTTCTTTCTTCTATAATCCTTCCGGAAGTGTTGACAATTTCTCTTTAACTGGACAAAACTGTATTCTTCAACAATCTGTCATAAAAGATAATGTTTACGTCTCGGTAGCTGTTAACAATACCAGTAAGTTTTTAAATCCAACCGGTGATCTTATATTCGATTTTGGGATGTCAACTCAAGAAGGACCTGTAAAATATCGTGGTATACCTAACTCCAATACTTTGCTTATTGATCCTGCCTATGTGTTTAAATTTACACATAATATAGGTAGTTATATAAACTTCATAAGTGAAAGAAAACCCTATATACCTAGAGTTAACGGTAATGATTACGCGGTATATTTGACTTCACCGTCTAATTCAAGAGCTATAGTTCAGAGTATCCTACTTTCTTTAGCGGCAGCTGGAATAATAATAAAGTTTGTAATATTAGCCCCTAAATACAAGTATCTTTTAGATAATCCGTATATAGATACAGATAACGCGAACGAGATAAGTTAAGTTACGCTCTTAAAGTTAGCCTAACTGTAACTGATATAATTGTAGATATCATATTCATATCTAGAGGACCGATAAATGGCCATACTTTCAAGAATCAGAGAATTACCACAAACGCGTTTGGATTTAGAAGATTGGAACGCACATTTATCTAGTTTACGAACAGATTCAAAGCTTTACACAAAGCAAATGGTGGCAGGACTTAACTACGTAGTTAAGGGTTTTGCAGTAAGCGGTCAAGGTCTAAAACAAGCTACAGTCAATATGGCTGATGCAACTCTAGTTATCCCTGAAAATTCAGTAGATTTCTCTTATTTTATATCATCCGTAACTGAACCTAATATAACTATAACTGACGCTCAATTACAAGACGGAACTAGAAACTATGTTGAGATTCAACTAGTTGAAGTTGATAATACTCCATTGACTAAGGCTTTTTGGGATCCTGACGCTGATTCCGGTGCGGGTGCTGAATTCAATCAAATCGTAAACACTATGACGGATCTTGGTGTTCAAATCATAGTTTCAACTGGTGGGTTCTCCGGATCACCAGATCGTTTACCTTTAGCTATCATCGATACAGACAATTCTGGTTCTATCCAAATCATATTGGATAGAAGAAATCTTTTATTTAGATTAGCGTTACCTACGAATCTTGATAATAATTATGCTTGGGGCACGAAAATTGAACCCGCTTATTTATTAAATCTTACTGGTGTAAGTGGCACATTTGTAACTAACGAGCAAATTTCAATAGGTTCTGAAACCGCTACCTTAACAGCGGGTGGAACGTCTTCCATAAGTTTTAATTCACCGACTGGAGTAAATTATTCGATTGGTTCCGCCGTTACAGGATTAACTTCAGGAGCTACTGGTAATGTAGGTTCCGTTGTTGAAAATTTTAACGGCGTAGATAAAAATATTAGTGATCAAAAACAATCAGATGATGCTATTAAGACAGAAATTAAATCAATAAAAGGGACTCGTTATTGGTGGCAAGATGCGCCTACGTCATTAAGTGGATTAAGCGCAGGTCAAAATAGTATTATAGTTCAAGCATCCGCTGGATCTAAATACGCTTGGACTGGAACACAACTTTCTATAACAGATAATTCTGTATCTCCTTTAGACACTGATATATTAGCTAAGATTCGTTTATTTGGACAATCGAGAAATTTAAACTTAACAAGACAAGATAGTGCTGTCGGATCTACACCTATAACTATAGGTGATCAACAAGTTTTATACATAACAATACCATCAAGTGGTGACGCTACTTATACTGGTGTTGGAATTGGTCCGTTAAATTATAAAGTTATAGATAGTGCTACTTTTGTTCCTAATGATAACACTTATTGGATCGCTTATCGTGAATCAAGCAAATTATACATGCGAGATTATGGTGATCTACAAGCTGGTGAAAGCGTAGATGTTGATTTCGGAGTTTCGGATCAAATATTAAGTGCTATTGGCGCACTTGACAACGCGGATTACACAAGTCAAGGTCGTTTGATAAAAACACCGGGAGTTAACCGCGTAAATGTTACTCCGTTTAATAAATCTGCAGCTGATACAACACAATTTGCGCAACAGATAGAAGGACTTTTAATACGATTTGCTGGCGCACAGATAGATTTCACTACTGGCGTAGTATATCAAGCTGATGGTGTTACACCACTAGGGACTAATTTTACTCCAGCGACAATTGCGGCCAATCAATTTAGATGGTATTCCGTAACAGCTGTTCCGGGCAGTACTAACAGTCAGAATGAATTCTTGATGACTCTTGATGTGATTCCCGCTGATACTGACGGAAGTTCCGCAGCTCTTGCAACTAAAGCAGCGTTTAGTTCTGGTATTCCGCTTGGTCAAGTGGCAGTTCAAGATAACGGTTCAGGTGGTTCAGGAACTATATTAACTATAAAACAATCTAATATGGTCCAACTTGGAGCAGGTTCAGGATCAGGTAATGGTTCATTATTGAAAGTTACTTTCGTAGATCCATTATCAACTACGTTACCTACTGGTGCTTCTGTAACTATAGACGGAATTGCTGGTTCAAACGGAGATTTAGTATTATTTACAAATCTCTTATCTGGAAATAACGAGATATATAAATTATCAGGTGTTGGAACTTCCATAGTCTGGACACCTACAAGACCTTTTAAAGGTCAATTTTTACCAACATCAGGCGACCAAGTAATCGCAACAAAAGGCAATGGTTTTGCCGAACAAGTAGGTACTTTTAACGGTACGAATTGGTTATTTAATTTTACTATACGTCGTTTTAACGGGGCTGATTATGTAGAACAAAGTTCAATATTTACTACTTCGTTAAGTAACAATACAACTGGTAACGTTTTTACAGTTACGTCTGCTGGAAGCGAACATTGGATTATAGGATATTCCATTTCTCGTGGCGTTAATAGTGAAACTGGTCAAATAATTATAAATTCTGACGGAACCGATGTAACTGTAACTAAAAATGGTCCTTATATAGGTGATGTTAATACTTCATTTAGTGGATTAATTACTGGTGGAAATTTAGAACTAAATTACACTACAGATAACTCTGGTTCAAGCGCTACTATGAAATTCTTCTACGAACGTTGGTCAGACAACGCAGGTGGACCTAGTGGCGTTCCAACTTATTCAGGTAGTACTACAGGAGTTACTAGTTTAAATAGTTTAGCAGGCGCTATTAATTTAATTGCAGGTTCAAATATAACTATAACTCCAAGCGGTAATAATTTAACTATAGCGAGTACGGGTGGCGGCGGTGGAACTCCTGCAGGTTCTGATTCTCAAGTACAATTTAATAGTTCAGGTTCTTTCGGAGCAGACGCTAATTTTAGATTCGACACCGCAAGTGGCAGCATTCTTCAAAATGGTCTATACACAACAGCCTTAAGTGGCCCAATTACTGTGTTAGATAACACAACAGGGGGTTCATTATTTACTTACAACGCAAGTAGTTATCCATACGCCATTATGGAATATTCCATAAGTAGAGGTTCAACTCTATTTGTAGGAACTGCTTGGATAGTTACTGATGGAAGTTCTGCAACTATAACAACTTTAGGTAATCCACTTGGCGGTTCTAACGGCGTTACATTAAACGCCTTGTTTTCAGCAGGTAATGTGAATATTGTTTATAATAGTACTTCTACCGGTTTTGGTGGAACGTTCAAATACTCTATGAGAAGATGGAGTTAAGAGGTTTAAGATGGCAATAGGTTTTATATCAACAGATAGTCCGTTATTAGTAGCAAGGTTAGCTAGTGATCCGTCAAGTCCTACAAATGGATTAATATATTATAATACGACTTCAAATGTGTTTAGACAATATCAAAGTGGAGCCTGGACAAGCGCTGCTAGTTTGTCAGATCTCACTGGCTATTTGAAAGCCGACGGTTCGGTAGCTTTAACAGGAAATTTAGTTCCTGATACTGTAAATACTAGAACTCTGGGAGCTGCAAATTTAGAATTTAGCGAAGGACATTTTGTTAAACTCGTTGGTCCTTATCCTCAAGCAGCATTGGTCGTAGAAGATAGTGCGGGCAATCCAACATTTTCTTTTAATGCTCTTGGCCCAAATATATCAAATTCTGATATTCAATTAAGTACAGGTCACTCATTGACTCCAGCAACGGATAATAGTGGTAATATTGGTGATACCTCCCATGCTTTTGGAAGCGCCTATATTATAAATATTTCAGGCTCATCTGTTACCCCAGACACACAAATTGGCGATAATAGCGGCAATGAATATGTAGCAACAGATCAATCAATCGGAACCCTATTATTGGGCGCAAATACAGAAGTAAAATTATTCGCTCCTCAACTCAACATGAATACCCATAAGATTATTAACGTTGTAGATCCTACAAGTGCTCAAGACGCTGCTACTAAAAATTACGTTGATTCCCCACTTGATAGTGTTCTTAGAATTGAAAATACCGCAGATACTACTAAAAAAATCGCCTTTGACGCTTCTAGCATTACAACTGGAACTACTAGAACGATTACAATGGCCAATGCCAACGTCGATTTAGCAAAAGTAAATTCTTCCATACAAAGCGATGGTTCCGTTACGTTTACTGCGTCTCAGTCAATGGGCAGCAATAAAATTACGAATCTTGCCAATGGTACAACTGCTAATGATGCAGTAAACTATTCTCAATTAACCTCTATTTCTTCCGGTCTTTTATGGCAAAATTCTATAAACGATCCAGATTTAGTAGACGACAGTCTTTCCACGCCTCCAGGATCTCCTATATATAGCTTAACTTATATAATTGGTTCAAGTCCCACTGGAGCTTGGTCAGGATTTGCAGGACACGCGGTATGGTGGGATGGAGTCAATTGGATTGATACATCGAATGGACTTCCGCTAGGAACTGGTACTCAAACCGCGGTTCAAGTTGGGGATCGTTTTGGAGTTGCAATATCTACTCCAGAACTTTTTACTTTCACTGTTACGGCAGCCAACGCAACCGCAGGAGCTATCTATACTGATGGCACTTCATCATTTATCGTTCAAAGCACTATAACTGGCGGAACTACATTATTAACTAAAAGTATAGGGTTTCCTTCTGGTACGAGCGGTACTTTAACAAAATCTAGCGGCACAGGCGATGCTACAATTTCTTATTCTGCTCATACAGAACAAATAGGCGGTGGATTAGTAGGAGAACATAATAGTATAGCATCTGTTACCAGTAATACTCCAGGGTCTTTTACTTATAGTTTCGCTGCTCCGTCAAATAACTGGGCACTTAATGTTGGTGAAGTTGGTTCTCAACACTTTGGATCTTCATTTACATATGTAAGCGCTTCGGCTTCTTGGGTTGATTTTTCAGGTCCTGCCAAAGCTATAGCAGGAAATGCTTTAGCGTATTCTGGAAATACATTAGACGTATTGTTTGATGGTATTACAATTGATTTAACTTCTAATCAACTTGAAGTAAAAGCTGGTGGTATATCTAATACACAAATCAACGCGTCAGCCGCAATTGCTTATAGTAAATTAAATCTTTCAAGTTCAATAGTAAATGCCGATATAAGTGGCTCAGCGGCAATTGCTTATTCCAAATTAAATTTAAGTAATAGCATAGTAGCTGGAGATTTAACAGCTGGTTCTGTAACTACAGCTAAATTAGGCACAATTACAGACGGCATCACTCTAGATCAATCCGGTACAGGAAGTACTTTAGAAGTAAAAGCTGGCGGTATCTCAAATACGCAGATTAACGCATCGGCAGCTATAGATTTAAGCAAGTTAGCAGCTTTATCTACTGGTAAAGCATTGCAATCAAATGCTTCTACGGGATTTATTGAAGTTTCTAGTGTAACCAATACAGAACTTGGATATGTTTCAGGAGTAACTTCTGCAATTCAAACGCAGTTAAATGCCAAAGCGCCATCAGCAAGTCCCACATTTACTGGTACTTCATCTTTAAGTTCTGGAACTAACACTGTCGAAGAACAATATTCTTCTGGATTAACTATTACGGGAAGTCAGACCGCGGCAGCTATTACAGGATTAAACGTTACTGCTACAAATTATTCTTCTAGATTAATTTATTATAGTTTTAAACAAACAACGACAAACTTTGTAAGAACTGGAACTTTGTTAGCAGTATACGATGGTACGACCGTAACCATATCTGATCCACAATATTTAGAAACAGGCACCACTGGATTAAGTTTTGACACTGATATTAACGGCGGTAACTGGAGAATTTTATATACTTCTGGTACTAACGGCGGAACATTAAACTGTCGAGACACAAGAATACATACTTAATAGGAATATAAGATGAGCAATTCATTCAATAAATTTGATCAAGGTATAAGACTAGAACCACAGATTTCAGAACCTGCTTCTGGTCTTGATGGAGAATTTTATTTTAATGAAACTCTTCAACAGTATAGAGGTTGGAAGAACGGTGCTTGGGGAACCTTAGGTTCCGGTGGATTTGGCGTATCTTTTATTCAAAATGGAGATGGTGAAAGTTCTACAACTGGTTGGGCTAGTTATAATGACGGAGCTTCGTCTGTTCCTGTTGACGGAACTGGCGGATCCGCTACAGCGTTAACTTTTGCAGTTACAAGAAATCCAGCATTAGTACTATATCAATTAGGATCGTTTGACCTCACTAAAAGTGCAGTAAACGCTGAAGGTCAAGGCGTAAGCTATGATTTTACTATAGATCAAGGATATCGTGGATACTCTATGATGATACAATGTATATATAAAGGATCCGCTAATTTTGGATACGGCGCAGGAACTTCTGTTAGTCCTTCAGACGTATCAGTATTTATGTATAACGTTGATACAGCTCAATTAGTTCCAATGAGTACAAATTATTTAGACGGTTCCGGATCTTTTTTAGCTACTTTTAACGCAGATTCTATTTCAGCAAATTATAGATTAATATTCCACGTAGCGACTTCTAATGCTCTTGCTTGGGATTTTTACTTTGACTCTGTATTAGTAGGTCCAGTACAAGTAGTTAGAGGTTCTGTTGAAACTGATTGGATAAATGCTGGAGTAAATACAATTACTGCAACAATAAGTAATCCTACAAAAGGAACAACAACAACAGACAAATTATGGTATAGAAGAGTCGGAGGAAACGCTGAAATTCGAATTGAATTCGTTATGTCTGGAGCGGGAACAGCGGGATCTGGAGATTATTTATTTGCAATTCCTTCTTTTTTACCAATAGATTTGACTAAACTTACAGCGTATACAGGAAGTGATCAAAAATTATCTTCTAACGCAGTAGGTATAGCAACCGCGGGACAACCTGGAACAGACGCAGGTGTGGGACCTGTAACTGTATATGATGCTACGCACGTTAGAATTTCTCTTAGAAACGCTGCTACACCTAATTTTAATTTTGCGGGATCTTCATTTTTTCCTTTAAGTGTTGCAGAA